TTTTTAGACTTCTCATCGGACACAATTAACGATGAAGTCAACCAAAATAAATTTAATTTCAAGTACAATAGTTTTAAATCAATTCTTAAAGAATTATCAACAATAGATTTTTCTTCGGAAGACAAGTTTTCAAAGACAGAGGATTTAAGTAACTTCTCATTAAATGTTTATTGGAGACAAAGGGAAAAAATGTTTAAAATAACTGAATCAATACTAAGTAATGATAATTTAGTTAAACTTACTATCACTAATCCAAAAGGAATCGACGCTCACGTTTTAGGTGGTTTTGCACAAGTAAACGTTGAAAGATTCTCAACAGGTATTGATTTTGATAGTGGACAAATCGACCAAGACACACAGAATGCGATAGAACTTTATGTTGGTGAAGATATAAGTGGATATTATGTTGACTTTTTTAGATATAACAATATTGAATTAAATGAAGAGAATGTAAAACGATTTAGGTTCTTAATCTATGTTTATGCAGGATATGTAAAATCTGGAGGAACGAACACAAAACAAGCATTCATCAATTATTTAAGAAACAATATTATATTAAAAGACTCTGACCCAATTTCAAAAGTATCGGGACAGGAAAATAGATTGATATTATTTTTAGACACCCTAATCGGCAGATTCTCAACACTCAAAGCGGTGGCGGGGGTACAAAGATTAAAAATTGATAGGGGGTATAACGATGATTTAATTAAATTAGAATTATACAACTACTTTAAATCGTTTAATGATAAATGGATTGCGGGTAATTCAATTGGACAAAGAGGACTATTAGAGGAGTTTTTATTTTTAAATAAAGCCAATGTAGACATTGGTGACGATGTTTACATTGATATTAAGAAATTAATTGAAATTGGAGACCAACGAAATTCAAAAAAACAAAACCTTTACGGAACAATATCAAATCTTATTGTAAGAACAGGATTTGATTTAAGACCACTTCCGGCTTATGTTAATTTCTATGGTACTAATTTTAATAACAAAGTAAAAACCACACCATCTAAAAGTGTGGCTAGTAATATTTTTGGTTCCTTTTTAGAGGTTGATTATCAAGAGTCATCACCTAAAATTATTCTACAATATACAGGTCCTACATCTAAGTACTTAGAATTGAATGAGATTAATAAGAAATTCCTATACAAGGACGACAGTTTCAATATTAGTCAAACCAATAATAACCCGATATTAGTGGCAAATGACGCATTTACGAGAGTTGATTTTTATAAATCTAATAAAGCGGTTGCATTTGAGGTAAGTTTCGGAGACCAAAATCAAGGAATCTTCAAAGGAATTGAATTAGACCAATCTTCAGTTAGAAACACATCGGAATCTTTCCAAGTATTGGAAAATTTGGGAGCAAATGAAACAGGTTCAAGCACCGCTCAAGTGGATGTTGGTTTGTTCGACATCTATAGGTCACAATCCTATACTTGTAATGTAACAATGATGGGAGATGTGATGATACAACCAACAATGTATTTTTATCTTAAAAATATACCACTGTTTAAGGGTACGTATCTAATTCAAGAAGTTAATCATAGTATTAGAAACAATGTGATTGAAACGTCATTTAAAGGAACAAGAATACCTATAACATCTCTACCTGACCCTAAAGATTCGTTTATGGCTAGTTATCGTGCACTATTCGATAAGATGGTGGCAAAAGCAACTGCTAAAGTTAAAGAGGCGGATAAAGTATTGAAGAATGTAAAAAATGGTGATAAGGTGTTTACTGACACTAAGGGTAATACGTATTCATATAACACAGGGGGTAAAGAAGTTAGTGGTGAAAAGATAATCGAAAGAGCGTCAATAACTAGTTACGGAGTTCCGTACAATGGTTATGAGGGTCAGAAAAATATACAATTAGCACAATATGAGGAAGGTGAATGGTTACGAGCAATTGTAACACCTATGGGAGGTTCAAAATACACACCAGCGGATGATGTTGATTTGGGAATTGTAAGTAGATACGAACACCTATCAGGTTCAACAGTGATTAATGAAAAGGTTAAATGGTTGGATGTTAAAAATACAGGAGATAAACAACAATTCTATTCAACTCAAATTAACCTTGGAGGTTCATTAACCGCCAATGACCTCATTTCTAAATATGGTAATACTGAATTCTACAATCCAAAACCTAATGTTAAGAAGAAAGTAACCATTAAAACATCATTTGATTATACAAATAAGAAGTTTAATGGACCGATACATTATGGTATGTCACCTGATTATGGTATATCAATGTCTAAGTCACTTATGTCTCAACTTGATTTATATGAGGGAGATGTGGTATATTTCAGGTTAACTACGTAAATTTAAAAAATTCTTGATATTTATATTTATAACAAAAATATTATGGACAATTTAAAAATAAATAATACGGCGGACCAATTCTTAAACCAAAAACAGGTTACCAAGATATCTAACGATGGAATGGAACGTGAAGAATGTGATTTAGTAACTGGAGAATGTTATGTTATCAGGTCAAAAGATGGTATAGTAGAAAGAATAAATAAAAAATACATTACCGAAGACGGTAGACAACTATTACAAGATTAATACTATGTTAAAGGAAAAACTTTTAGAAGAATTAAATCGCTACAATGCGATTAATAGATACACCCAAAAATTAGTCTTAGAACAAGATATGGGTGCAGATGCGGCGGCCGCTGCAGTTCCACCGGCTGACCCATTAGCGGGTACTCCCCCACCGGCTGACCCAATGGCGGCAGGAGCAGACCCTATGGCCGCAGGGGCAGACCCTATGGCAGCAGGAGCGGACCCGGCAGCGGGAGGAGTTCCACCGGCTGACCCAATGGCGGCAGGAGGAGCGGAAGCACCTGCAACTGCTGAAACTGAAGAAATTGATATTACCGATTTAGTTAATATGACCAAATCAATCAAAAATGAAATGGACAAGAACAAAGATGAGGGTAATTCTGTAATTCAGAAAATGGATAGTGTTTTTGGTAAATTAAATGATTTGGAACAAAAATTAGCTCAAATGGACTCTGTTATTTCAAAAATAGACGAGTTGGGTAGTAAAATTGAACAAGTAAAACCAAAGACCCCTCAAGAAAAATTAGAAATGCGTTCTTTAGACTCATATCCGTTTAATCAAAATCCACAAGACTTCTTTAGTCAAAAACAAAATGAAATGCAGGCTTCAGGTAAAAATGAGTATGTATTAACAAAGGATGAGGTTGAAAACTACGGTCAAGCCCAAATAATGAAATCTTTTAATCCAGACGAAACTAATGAACCTCAGTTCTAATGTAAATTTTTTATTACAAACCCAAACACAAATTAAAATACTACACTGGCAGACCAAAGGTTATGCTAGACACCAAGCTTTTGGTGAAACTTATAGTAATTTAGACGCACTAATTGACGACTTTGTGGAAATCTATATGGGTAAGTACGGAAGATTTTCACTAAGCGAAAATGAAAAGAAGATATCAATAGACAATTTAACAGAATTAGATTTAACGGCTTTTATGAAAACCGTAAAATCCGAACTTATCGGAATGTCTAACGACTTATCTAAAGACAAAGATACAGATTTATTAAATCTTAGAGATGAGATGTTGGGACTTTTCAACAAATTATCGTACCTCTTAACGTTGGAATAAAAAATTCCCAAAAAAGAAACAGAGCCGGGTTTGACAATCCGGCTTTTTTTGTTTATACTTTACTTATAACACATTAATAAATTAAAATTCAATTATTATGGGAGTATTAGATTCAGTTCTTGCTCAGTATGAGAAGAACAAACAGTCAGCTACAAGTAGCAACACAAACAAAGTGTCTCAAGAAGACAGAATGAAAAAGTATTTCACCACCGTATTACCTAAAGGTGTACGTAGTGCTGAAAAACGTATTCGTATTTTACCGCCTGCAGATGGTGGGTCACCATTTGTACAAGTTAAATTCCACGAGATTCAAGTGGACGGTAAATGGGTAAAACTTTATGACCCAGCTCAAGAAGGTAAACGTTCTCCATTAAATGAAGTTCACGAAAGTCTAATGATGACAGGTGTGGATTCAGACAGAGAATTGGCAAGAACATATCGTTCTCGTACTTTCTACATTGTTAAAGTTATCGACCGTGATAACGAACAAGACGGTCCAAAATTTTGGAGATTCAAACACAATACTAAAATGGATGGTGTCTTGGATAAAGTTCATCCAATTTTTAGAACCAAAGGTGATATTACCGACCCAACTACAGGTCGTGATTTGATTATCACATTAGCACTTACAAAAGCAGGTAATGGTAAGGAATACACAACAGTAAGTTCTGTTATTCCTGATGACCCAGCACCACTTCACACAGATGTGGCAACTTCAAACCTATGGGTTAATGATGAATTAACTTGGTCAGATGTTTATTCTAAAAAAGGAGAAGACTATTTGGAAATGGTTGCACGTGGAGAGGTACCTCGTTGGGAT